ACGTACAGCAACATCAAGATTGGGGAATTATACTCAAATCTTTAAAAATGCCGTAGTTGTACCCGATACTGATGAAGGTCTAAATAAAGCAGGCCGAAGTCGTGAAATTGGTTATCACACATTACGCATTGCAAAGGAGCAAAAGCTCGATATAGAAAAAGCTCTATTCGACAACAATGCAAGAGCAGCAGGTAGCTCAACAGCTGCACGCGAACTTGCTGGTGCTCCAGTATGGCTAACAACAAACACTGTTGCTGGTTCTGGCGGTGCTGATGCAAATGGTACAGGCTCAAACGCACGTACAGATGGTACACAAGCTGCTTTCTCACAAGCTAACTTTGACACTGTAATGCAGTCAATCTGGGTAGCTGGTGGTAAACCAGACACAGTGTACTTATCTGCGTTCCAAATGAACATTGCATTAGGCTTCACTGGTAACAACAATCAGCGTTCAGCAGTACAAGCTGGCGATGAAAAAGTTATCAAGTCGCTTGCTGTATATGTAACACCTTGGGGTTCTGTTGAGTTTATGCCAAGCCGCGAAAACAGATCGCGTGACGTATTCATCATGCAGGATGATATGTGGGAAGTTGCTACACTACGTGGAACAAAAAATGTTGCACTAGCAAAAACAGGCGATAACACAACTAGACAAGTTGTAACAGAGCTTACACTTTGTGCTAAAAATGAAGCTGCAAACGGCATGATTGCTGACTGTACTACTTCATAAAAAAAGATATAGTGGGGGTGGGCAACCGCCCCCACAACTCTAAAGGAGATAATAATGGCAAAAGCAACAGTAATGACCCCTAATGTGTTTACATCTTCGGGCAAGTTTTTTGAAGGCGATGTTGTTGAACTTTCTGACAAAGAAATTAAAGAAATTAACGCTATAAGAAAAGGCACACTTGAAGTTAAAACAGTATTAACTCCAGTTAAAAAAGCCGTTACAAAGCGTAAGCGTGCAAGAAACGCAAATGGAACATTAAAATCTGATGATCCTTCTACACCTAATATTAATGAAGCCTGGGGTGGTAAGAAATCTAAGAAAGCATAAATATGAGCAATTTATCCAATAAAGTATCCGAAAAGATTTATCGTGAAGGCGATCAAATTGTTATTAAGAAAACATTTGACGCTGACCAGGCGAAACGTGACGCGGCTTATGCCAGAGAAGTTACTGAAAATAGCTTTGGGTCGGATTATAAGCATGTAGGCAATGTTGATATGGGTATGTTAGAAATTTGGCTAAAGCAAGCAGGGGTTAAGTGGACTGATACTGAAGCCGTAAAAGAAGTAATTAAAAGCAAGCTTATGAGCAATGAATTTAGCGCTCTACGTGTATGGGATGGTAAATATTGATGGAAATTACTGATTTATGGAGCAGTATTCTTACCTTTGCGTTGGCTTTTGTCGGGTTTATTTTGCGTGGCTATGTAGTAGAAGTGCAACGCCTGCAAATATTATTAAACAGAACAAGAGAAGATTATGTGACTAAACTGGATTCTACACACGTTATGGCACAAATAATGGGAAAATTCGACAAAATTGAAGAAAAACTTGATAGGTTGGTTGAAAGAAAATGACACGTTTATTCATAATAATGTCTTTTTTTATATTAGGGCTTGTTATAGGTAAATCTGCCTTTGCTGAAGACGACACAATAAAATCTGAAAGCACAGTAACGTCAAGTGGCTCAATGGACACTACAATCAATAGCCCGCCACCTTCTGCAATATCTCCACAAATTAGCAATAGTAATTCAGATTTATGTACTGTTGGTGTAGCTGGCGCCGTTCAAACGCAAATACTTGGCATTTCTGCTGGTCGTACAGTACGTGACATGAACTGTGAAAAATTAAAAAACGCCAAAACCATGTACGATATGGGGATGAAAGTTGCGGCTGTATCTGTAATGTGCCAGGACGAAAGAGTTTTTGAAGCTATGCTAAATGCTGGAACCCCCTGCCCCCACATGGGGTTGGTGGGAGATAAGGCTAGGATTGCATGGGAAATGGAGTCTGTTAAAGATCAGATTGAGCGTGAGCAAAATAATCCGATGAGAAAGATTTTTAATGAAAATATTGAAACAAAAACAGGGCTTAGTGTTATTATTAGCACTTTGGCCTTCTTACTCTTTTTGTGACCCATACACTTATGGCGTTACTGGCAATGCAGTCTCTAGCTCATTAAGTTGGGGTATGCCTGACGTTTTACCATATATTCCTGGCATAGACATAAACGGATTAATTTACAGGTACACAGCTAAAAAAGAAACTGAAGCTGACATGAAGGTGCACATTGGTAATAAAAATATATCCAATGATGGATATATTTTTAAACACACGGATGATTGGTCAGGCGTACCAGGGAATAAAATTGTTAAGTCTTTTTCATTTAATAATATACCATCATCTAATTGGGGTACGGGCTCAATATCTGTTGAGGGCGATGGAAGCCTAGAAGACGCAGTTGTAATATATAGCTTTAGAATTGATGAATGTTTTGATGAGCAGTCAAATCCGAATTGCCCTGGTTACGTGAAGCCAATACCAAAATTGCCAGAATATGAAATATATGTCGCTACGGATGATGAAGATGTGCTCAATGCAATAGATGTTGATCTTGAGTATGAGTACGACGATGAAGGCAACATAATAACAGAAGATGAAGAAAAAGAAAAGGAAACGCGGCTTGAAATGGGATTAATGGCATCCGAAAATGCATTGACCATGTTCAAAACGCAAGGGCAGGCGGAAATCATCAATACTATGAACATGCAAACAGATATTGCTATGTACTATAATTCCACAATAAATGGTGGTATATACAATGATAAGGCTAAATTAGTTGACGGCAATATAAGTGACAATAAACGTGGTTTAAGGAATAATTTAGCACAACAAATTTTGCATGAACAAATGGTTGATATGCAATATAAAAAGTGAGGTTTAAAATGAAATATTTTACAATAATACTTACATTATTTGCTCTGCCTGTATCTGCAAATGTAGAGATAACAGGTAATGTAGCTGCCAAATGTATAATACAAACAACTAAATCTGGTGCATACGGAAACCCTATTGCCAGTAAACTTAGTACAACACCTGCCGATGGTGGTGTATTACCTATAATTAGATATGATGTGTCTATTGCAGATTCATATACAGCCAATATAACCCATCCAACAGCGTTTAGCTCATCGCCTTCACTATCTGATACAGTTGCATGGACAGGCAGTACAAGCGTTACTCAAACGTCTGTTGCTGGCATGTCAGCATATGAAGCGGCAAAAACTGTTGTTGGAAATACAACAATATTTGATTTAACACTAGCAGGGTCTACTTGGTTTAGCACTGCATCAAGTGCTACATATGGGTCTGCAAAGCCGTTACCAGGTGGAACATACACATCCGTTGTGCAGGCCAGTTGCATTGCGAAATAGCATAATTATATTTCTTTTACTCTGGGCAACAGCACTTTCAAGTCACGAAATGACGCCTGCTTACCCAGAAGTAAAACCTTCTCACGTTTTAGATGTGGTGAAGGTTGAAATGTCTTTGTTTAATTCAAGAGAAGAAATCCAATATTATCAAGTAGACTTATTTGATTTAAATTGGACAAATATACCTTTTTCTACAACTTACAGAATAATTAAAATTGGGTACAAAGAGAAAAAGGCATTTAATGTGTATATTAGGAAATCTGACATGGATGAAGCTGTATATTTGTGCACAACTTCAAAAGTTAGAAAATCAAACAAATCTAAAACACTTATTTCATCAAGAATATGTTCAAGATTAGATGGTGAGCCCGCATGAGACTTGCGTTAATATTTTGCACTTTAGCAAGTACGGCAATAGCAGAAAATAGCTCTTTGTCACTTGCGCTGCCGAGCCCACCAATGAACTACCAATCTGACAGTTTTTCTACAGGCAATATGAGGTGCAGTAATGCTGTTGGGGGCGGAGTAAACCTTGAATACGGCGTTACAGGCGTTTTATCTGGATTAGATAAGAACATGAGGGGAAAAGATATAGGCATATATGCACGTATTGTAATACCTCTTGATAAGCCAAAAGCACGTATAAATTGTGACGATTTATACCAAATAGAGCTAACGCAGCGTAAGTTGGAAATACAAAAATTACGTGACGAAATTGAAGCTTTAAAGAAAATGCAAAATGTTGATACAGCAATGGAATTTGAAAATTAATGGTTGATACGATTAAAATTGCAGATGATATTGATGGCCTGGCGGATCGCCAGATCAAGGCAGGGGGCATGAAACTTACAATGGGCTCTGTTATGGCTATATTTGCATTTTTATCCACAATAGTCGGCGGGATGTACGGCGGATTCGTTCTATATCAAAAAATTGAAGCTGTAGCGGGGCTCGATTTAGACGAATATCAACAGAACATGAAAGTTATGGATGCAAAGATTGTTGGTATATCTGAAAAAGTTGAAGAAAGTGTAGAATACACCAGAGACATTAAAAATGGCTTAAAAGATGATATATTACGCATAGAGCAACAAACTGATAGAATTGAAGATATGGTGCGTAAATCTGAAGACAAAGTAAGGTCTATGATAGACGCTGCCGAGGTGCGCTTTGAAAATCAAAGAGAACGTGTTAGAGTATCCCAAAGTGGGTCAATGAAAGAACTGGAAGATAAGCTAATGGACAAGTTGCAACGCGCACTGGATAACCCTTTAGCAGATTAGGTGTATTATGGATGAATTTAAAAAATTTGATGTGGATGGTAACGGCACGATTGATCGTGAAGAATGGGATAAGCTTGAACTTGAAGATAAAAAGCGAAGGCTAGACGACGAAGACGCGCAAAGGGACGCTCAAAGAAGAATGACCTGGTTTGCTTTAACAGGTATGCTTTTATATCCATTTGCAGTTGTTTTAGCTGATTTATTCTCTTTAATCGAAGCCGCCAAGATATTAGGGTCAATGGCTTCTATTTATTTTGTGTCTGTTGCGGGCATTGTATCAGTATTTTTTGGAGCTAACGCATTAGCGAAAGGTAAAAAGGAATGATAGCAGGTTTAGGATTATTAGGAAAAGTCGCTGATTTAGCAGGGACAATGATTGAAGGCAAAACTGCCGTTAAGCAAGCTGAAGCGCAAACTAAAATGAAGATTGCAACTGGCGAGCTTGATTGGGATTTAGCCGCAATGAAAGCTTCTGAAAATAGTTGGAAAGACGAATGGATAACACTTCTCTTTTCGATCCCGTTAATTTTAGCGTTTTGCGGTGATTGGGGTAATCAAATTGTTGAAGCAGGATTTTTAGCGTTATCGAACATGCCAGGATGGTATCAATACAGCCTTGGGGGCATTGTAAGTGCATCAATTGGTATGCGCGGTGTTAGTAAATACTACGGGGGCAAAAAATAATGTCATTAGTTGAGAACATTAATAAGCGTAAGAAAAGCAAAACGTCGCGCTCCAAATCTAAATCAACTATATCTGATAGCGCATATAAGAATATGGCTTCTGGTTGGAAAAAAACTAAGAAGAAAAAGANAACTGCCAAAAAGAAAAAGGGTTGAACCATGAGTGATGCAATGAAAAAACTTCAAGATAAAGTTGGAGTTGGCGCAGATGGACATTTTGGTAAAAATACAGCCAAAGCTATAGCGCAACATTATAAGCTATCAAATGAGCGAGCCGCGCACCTTATGGGTCAAGCGAGCCATGAAAGTGGCCATTGGCGGCATACCAGGGAAAATTTAAACTATAGCGCTGAAAGCATGATGCGCGTATGGCCAAGTAGATTTCCTGATTTAGCCTCATGTGAAGGGTTAGCTAGAAATCCGAAAGCATTAGCTGAAAACGTATATTTTGGCAGACTTGGTAATGATACTAAGGAAAAAGCAAGTTTATACGTTGGGCGCGGATTTTTACAACTCACCGGCTATTCTAACGTCAAATCGTTTGCTAGTGACATGGGCTGCCCAGAAGTAATTGAAGACCCGTCTTTATTAGAAACAAATTATGCGTTTGAAACTGCTTTATGGTTTTTTAACAAAAATAAATTATTTGATATAGCTGATGATGGTGTAAATGAAGAAACCATAAGAAAGATAAGTAAGCGTGTGAATGGCGGCTATCATGGGCTCAATGACAGGATAGAGCAAACAAATAAAATTTACGACTATCTAAATGAGTGAATTTAAACTTGTAAATTTTGCTTTTTAAATATACTAAAACTTGTGGGCTTTTCGGGCATGATTGGCCCACACGAAACTAATGAATAGTTTGATCATCTAACATGCTATCTTCATCTAATTCAATAATACATTCAGCCAAAGCTTGCATGACTGCATGTTTGCCTACAATCATTAATCTTTCTGCAATGTAATTACATAAATGCTCTAATTCATCATCTGCGTCTTGGGTATGTTCGCCTATAATGTCCAATGTTAGTTTAATTTTAAATTCAGACACTTAATTCACCTTAAAGACGGGTTGTGCCGGGAGAAAGGAAAGAACTGGCACAACCCTAGTAAAGCGAGCGTTACACTTGAGCGAAAGTGTTAGGAGGAGGAGAAAAAGCTCGCTTAATTAACCATACTATAAAACTATTATATTTAGCAAGGTTCTGATACTTCAACAGCCAACGCAGCATACCCTGCCGCGTCAACACTGGAATCAATATGAGCACCATTTTTTAATCTAGCCATTTTTAGCAAAACCATCATATTACAAACATCAGTAGCGGTAAATTTATGGTCTGTATAAACACTCCATAATTCAGCTATTTTATTAAAATTTTCTTTTGGCGTCCCATACACTTGTTCTCTATCGCCATTAATTAAATCTAAAGCTTCCATTAAAACATTTGATCTAATGTTTTTGTATTTTTTCATGATTGATCCCTTTGTTTGGCCTTGCCCGAATTATCTGTAAACCACATAAATCCATCATTGATTGCAATATGTCCAGAGCTTAACAATGATGTTAGCGCTTGTTTGTAACTTGTTTTTGGATTTGACACGCTGCTACATTTTCCAATGAAATGATCTTTAACTGTTTCTTCAGAAATACAATGATACATTCTTGGCTCTGGCCAACCAACTCCACTTGGATTTGGATTTCCTAAACCTTCTGATCGTAATTGCTTAAAGACACTCCTTAATAAAGTCTGGTTTTTACCTTTAATCTGCGGTCTATTAGCTTCCTCAATTTCTTCAGCAGAAGCTTTTTCTATTACGCATGTAGTAACAGGGTCGCCATCATCATCATGCCCAAGCTCTATAACTTTTAATTTAAAGCTAAATATCGCACCTGTTTCCATGTCCCTTTGCTTGGTGGCTTTTGCAAATCTCATTCCAGTTTCTTCATTATAATCTAATTCTATTTCTGTATCTGTTGCGGCTCGCAGTGAGCTATGCCCCCTTGCACCTGCTGCTTTATCTTTACCAGAGTGATGTACTGTAGCTACGTGAGCGCCAGTTAATTCACGTAATTTATCACAATTACCTATAAATTTTGTCATATCTTCTGGGCTGTTTTCATTTGCCCCAGACATAGCCCTTGAAAGAGTATCAATAATTATCATTTTTACAGGCCCGTGTGAGCGTGCAACTTCCCTACACAATTTGCTTAATATGAGCATATCTACATCTGCATCAAGCATATTTACAGGTGATGGCCTAACAGCTAATTTTACGTCTTTATGGTCTATATAGTGTTGGCGCATAGCGACAACTCTATTATGGAACGCCATACCCCCTTCAGTAGCTAAATATAAAACACTACCGCCATTTACTTTGTTATTATTCCATGCCTCATTTGCACCAATATGCCATGCAATATCTAAAACAAAGAATGATTTACCGACGTTAGATGGCCCATAAATCACTGACATTTGACCTTCGCCAAACCAACCCTTCATTAAATAATTACTTGCCAGTTGTGGCTTTGCATCATAAGGGAAAAACACCTGGTTTAAAACACTTTCAATTTTAAGCGCTTCTGCTGTTTTCTCTGGGCCTTGCTCAAGCCACATATCTGAATAATCCCAACCTTCTATGTCAGGTAGTATGTATTCTACACCATGATCTTCTTGTGCTCGCTCACATGCCTTTATGCCTGCTTCATCGTTATCGCCTGCAACGACAAACGTACAGTCGGGCTTGGCTTCTATTAAGTTGCCCACTACCGCAGGTATATTCCCTGCATTTAATGCAAATACTACAGGTTTGCCAGTTGCTTCATGTATACTAGCGCAAGTTGCCCAACCTTCAGCTACATAAGCGAAATCAATAATCTTGCCACCAATGACGCTAAAGTTACCGACAACAGGCATTTTATAAGAAAACTTTTTCTTACCATCATTTGTAATAACTTGGTGGCCAACTTTATTGCCTTTTGGGTCAATAACTGGAATGCATAAGTTATCGCCATCAACAATTGCGTTATTTAAGTTTAATTTTTTACTTTCCAAATATGGATGCGTAATTGTGCTCTCCCTTTCTGGCCATTGTATATCATCAGTGCGTCCCACTTTTACAGTATTTTCACTTACTTCTGTAGGCCAAAGTGACATATCTCTCATTCTGTCCTTTATCTGCTTGAAATCATTACATTTTCTACAATGTACTAAAACCTCACCATTATGTTCTTTTATCCAAAATCTGTCTACACCAGAGCAACTTGGACAAGGACCATGAAACTCACCTTTAGTTGTCTTTTTTAATTCCAAAGCCTGTATTATTCTTGGACTGTATTCTCTCCAACTTGCTGTCGGATACTTGCTTTCCGCGTTATTATTATGTAACATATTTATATTCCTTTTGGATGATTTTGTTCTTATGCCCCCTGTTTTTGCTGTTCTTGCAGGGGGCATAATAATTTTAAAAAGGAATATCGTCGTCAATATCAGCTGCAGTCGGCGGAGCTTGTGCAGCTATACTTTTCGAAAATGGATCATAAGCCTTGTTATTGGTTTGCTTTGCGGGCTCATTGTTGCCAAAAGTAGTATCTACATTTGGAGATACAAACCCATCAACAACTCCAAACGGGTCGTCGCCACCTTCTAATTCAGCTAACTTTAGAACTTGCACTGCTCTTAACCTTAATGACACGCCATTCAAACTTCCAGTGTTGTATGGAACGATTACTACCGCAACATTAACAGTAGAGTTTGACGTTAGCATAAAGTCGTCTGGCAATCTGTTTCTCGCCGCATCAACTTGCCTTGGCGGCTGTGTAATGTCGCCACCATAAGACCCTTTAAGCTTACATTTGCCAACAATATCATTATCATCATTGCGCTTATAAGGTAAATTAGTTGGCTTATCAGGCCACTTTCTCTTTGTATCCATTGCCGCCGCATTTGCATATGCTTGCGAGCAGACTTGATGTAACTCCTTTGCTTGTTCATCATCTAACTTAAATGACATTTCGAAAGCCGCGCCCTCATCAAGTGCATGGCACTTAACGCTTTTGTTTTCTTGTGTATCAAATTTATATGTACCATTTAGTCTAGGGTACAGCGCGGTTACACCGCTAATCATATGTTGCATTTAACAACTCCTATAGTAATACGTGACACCCTCACGCTGGGATAAATTAAATATCTCCGTCCAACCAAGGCGGAATATCTATTAGGTCTAAATCTGCCCAACCAGTGCTAAAATCATCAGTCTCTTGTGCACGTTTGATTTTTCGCAAAGTCTGCATCATTTCTTGTCTGGCAAACTTTTCATACTTATTTGACAATTCATAACATGCAACTGCATGTGGCTTTTCTTTTTCAACTGCCATGAAAATAAAGTTATTTATTTTTATGCCTTCAAGCTCTAAACAATACCTGTAAAAACTTTGCTGTAAATCATACCTAAATGCTCTTACTGCTTTTTCAAAACCCCTTGGACTTGCATCTTGGCATGTTTTTATATCAAATAAAATTCCTGCCGATGGAATAAAACCATCGGGCCTTGTTTTGAGCGCTAAATTGGTTTCTGGACAAGTAACTAGGAATGATCCTTCTGCTATCATGTCTTTATTGTTCAATAATTTAGCTCCCATGTCATGGTAAAAACATTCTTCACTCATGTCACATGCTAAACCATAGTCAGAGGCGGTCAGTAGGAGCTTATTTTGCTTCTCAGCGTCTTCTTTAGCTTCACTCCAGGCTTTGCCGCGCCTTGTTTCTGGCCCGCAAACAATTAAGTCTTTCTCAGGCTCTAAGCACATAGCATGTACTGCCGTTCCTAGATCAAAAGCAGCGCTTTCTTTACGCGCTTTACCCTTCCAATGAAGTAGTGTTGAGCTCGCCACAGCCTTTAAATCACTGGACGATATGTTTTCGTGAGCATGGTATTCTTCATTACTCATCTTATCATTTAATATTAAAGT